TATTCATGCCTCTCATAAGAGGACATTTCCAGTACATCTGAGTAGGAAAATCTAACGTGCTTAATCAAAGCATAACTTTCCCGACCTAGAACCTCAGGGGAGCAGCGGGCTTCTAACTCGGCGAGAAAAAATTTGCGTTGATACTCACATTCGCCTGGTTTTCAGCGCCACAGGCATCGCACTTAAATACAGAATCTTGAACTATCCCATACGGGGGGCTAAAAATAGCAGTCCTAACCAATCCTACATCCCGTACAGTAGTCCCCTCAAGGAAAAGGGATATCACGTTTTGGTCTGTGATTCCTTCTACACTCACTACGTACCGAGGCAAGGAATTGATAATGTCTGTAAGTTGAGATATTCCCTCTTCGTCCCGAACTCTAATAACTTTAACAATAGCGGTTTTCTTAGAGTCTGGGAGGTAAATCTGGGTCATATCTGACATGCTATCTTCTAAGTAATTTACCGGCATAGAGGACAGCTGAAATTTAATACTGTTTTTATGAGAACATTTCTCACATTCGGCTTCTAAAGGATACTCTGAACCATATGACAGCTGTCGCAACTTAAACAACGCAAACAATTTATCTGGCAAAGTTAGTTCAGAGTAATCTGGACCTTCCAGGCAATCTTTTAAAATCTCATTTAAACCGTCTAAAGCTCTGTCTCCAGCAGCCAGCGATTGTATTTTCTTTTCGTCGGAAAACTTTAAAGGTCTTATACCTATGGTTTCTTTGCCATAGTTTGGATATGCTTTACCTAGTGAAGGAAGGTTGAAATCAACGTAATTATGGATTCCTTGAATATTTTCAAGAAGTGAGTTAACCTGGTCTGCAATATGGGTAGTTTCAGGTACGGACGAATCAGCTGGTGATGGAGGTTTGAGCTGGTCGACCTCATTACGCTCATTTTTTTCTTCGAAATCTTTAGCTAAATCGACGATACTCTTATTTTCTTTTTTAAACATAGTTCAATAGTTGTCACCGAAGACTATAATGACATTATATAATAGTAGAGCAATGAGAATAATTATAAATAATCTCGTTTCAATTTTAGAAACCTCGAACATTAAGTTGAAAAATATCTTAGAAAATAAATATAAAAAAAAGGTAGACGGGTATAAATTCGTATCTTCTTATAAGAAAGGGTTTTGGGACGGTAGTAAAAAATTCTTTGAAAAAAAGACAGGAAAATTTGGAACCGGTTTACTATCATATATTATAGAAGATTTAAGGATAGCTGGTTTAAAATATAAAATAGAAGACAATAGACCAGATATTACTTTAAATAATTATTCTTTATCTTCTTTAAAATATAGAGATTATCAAAAACTATTAATAGATAAAGCTTTAAAAGAAAAAGGGTGTATATTAAAAGCTCCTACAGGTTCAGGAAAAACTATTGTTTTAGCAGGATTATTAAAAGCTTTAGAGAATCATACTGGTTTAGTAATCTTTAATAAGAAACAATTAGTATATCAAACTTATGAATTCCTTAAATCTCATGGGTTTGATATTGGAATAGCATTTGGCGAAGGTGTAGACGTTAAACCTATCACGTTATGTACCATCCAGTCTATTGATAAAGTATTAGACACTCATCTAAAACATTCTGATTTTATTATTGTGGATGAGGTTCATGAATTTTCTAAAGGTAAGCTTTCCCTTAAAGCTATTAAATCATTTCCAAACGCCTCTTACCGTATAGGTATGACAGCTACAGTACCTAAAGACCCAGTCGCAAAATTAAATTTAATATCTGCGTTAGGGAAGATAATTGAAGAAGTGGATGCAACTGAGCTGATTGATTTAGGATTTCTAACCAAACCGAAAATACACATATTGCCAGCCCCAAACGTAGCTTTGGAAAGCAGCGACTCGTACTTAGATGTTTATCGTAAGTGTATTACAGAGAATACTTTACGTAACGAATTAATTCGAAGTATCATTCAAACAATTCAACATAAACCGTCTAAAACTTTAATATTGGTAAAAGATTTAGACCATGCAAAAGCTCTTCAAGATATCATACCGGGGTCGCTAAAGTTAGAAGGTAAAGATGGGCTCTCAATAAGAGACGCAACAGTAAAAGACTTTGTATCTCAAGAAAAAGGAGTTTTGATAGCAACTACCATTTTTCAGACGGGTGTAGATATCCCAGAAATAACGCACTTGATTAATGCTAGGGGTTTAAAATCTGAGATTGCAACATTACAGGCTTTAGGTCGAGCATTAAGAACTCATTCCTCTAAACAAAAGGTATATATTTATGATTTTATGGATAAAGCTCCTTACTTAGAGAAACATTCAAAGGAACGTATAAAATCGTACAAATCCCTAAATTTTAAGGTGGATAACCATGCAGAAAAAAAAAGAAAAATACAAGATAAATAAGCTTACCGAATTTGATACTGTAGAGTTCAGAGGTGCCATTAGGGACTTAGAGAAAATACTAAAGGATAATACAATATCCGAAAGCTCGGTAAGCTCTTTGAATAGTATAATTACACAATTATCATTGGTACGAGATAACCATGTCAACTCTTTAATAAGCTGGCTAAAACAGGATTATATCCTAGAAGACGAAGATTAAGCTTCTTCTTTTTCTGGAGCTTCTGCTGGAGCTTCTTCGCTGGCGACTAAGTCATCAACAATTGATTGCGCTTGGGCAAGGTCTTGCTGAGCTGATTCCAACTCGTCGTCTTTGTTGTTTTGCTCTATCTCAGCGGTTTCATCTTCTTCCTCGTCTTCAGACAGCGCCTGCCCTTTAGAGAAATCGATGTCTTGGAATATAGTTTCCAAATCAGAAACTAAATCTACCATCTCTTCATCGCTCATAGCAGCAGCTTCCGGAGCCGCAGAGTCAGGAGCTTCTTCTTCTACACCTTCTTCAGGAGGAGCTTCAGCTACTTCAGTTTGTTCTTTCAGGTCTTTGCCTTCTTTTTCCTTTTCGCCTTTTTTCTTAGCTTTCTTTTCATCTGAGATTTTCTTATCTACTTTATCGACATCTCCATCACCATCCATGTCTTTGTCAGCTTCGCTATCATCGCCTTCTTTATCTTCATCTTTCTCCCCACCTTTTAATTTAGAAGCAACTTCTTTCGCTTTCTTCGCTACAGCCTTCAACTTTTTAGCATCAACTTTGTCGTCTTCATCATCTTTGTCGTCTTCGTCCTTACCATTACCTTTAACAAAATCTTTAACAGCCTCAGTTAAATTCACTGGCTTCATGAAATTTGACGCTTCGCTATCTACAAACTCTATATCTGAAAATACTTCCTGTATAAAGTCTGAAATGTCTAGGACGGCTACTCCACTCTTATTTTTTATGTGAGAGCTAAATTCTTTAAGCATTTTTTGGCAAATACCTCCTTTCTCAACATGTTCAGAAAGAAGGTTAAAAAGAGCAGACTGAGATTCAGCAAGAGTTTTAAATGACGGGACCATTTTCAAGTTGTTAATATTGATTCCGTAATTTAGATTCAACATCTCAACAACAACTTCTTTTACTGGCTTCTTAGCTTCAAAAATCTTAGAAGTAAATTTCCTAATATCTTTCGTGGATACTGTTCCCGGGTTAATTACTTCGTATGTAGAAGCTAAAACCTCCTGAATTTCTCTCTTGCTTGCGATTGCAAAATACGGTATCTCCTCAACTACTTCCAAGATTTTCTCTCCAACCTTATCGTCATTTTCGTAAATGCACGAAGCAAGGTCTGATATTTTCTTGTTATTGTGCCAAGCATCTGCTAAACTTCCTTTTGCGTTAATTATTTCTTTTCGCATAAGCTCGTTTTCGCAAATCATTTGATACAGGTTAGAGCTTTGGTTGTTTGGTACCGATAACTCTTGTAGGTTTTCTATATCTTCTTTTGGAAGTTGGAATGCTTTTGAAATTGCATTGTTTAATTTGAGCGCATTCAAGATATCTATATCAAATTCTTCTACTGCGGTTACCTCTTCAATAAGTTTCTCTTTAATTTCTTTTAATTGGGAAAATTTCTCATTTTTAGCTTCAAACAAGTTTCTGTCCAGAGATTCTTTAGCTTTATGTACCAGGCTTCTATATTCGCTAATTTGGCTTCTAGCAGTAAATGCATCTATCAACTCATCAAAATTTGAATTTGCATCGTCATAGTTGTTTTCTTTTAAATTTCCTACAAAGTTTGATACTCTTTCAGAAGTATAAGAATCTACATATGAGTCGGAAAGAACTTCGTTTAACGCTTTTACATTTAAACCGGTGAACCTAAACCCTTGTGGGGTAACATCATAAGAACATTCTACTAGTTGGTCATTTTCAGAGACTAGTGATACTATTTGTTCTTTGCTATCAATATTTAATATTGCTAAGTTCTGTCTAGTTTTGCGACTTAAGTAATCAACTGCCTCGTTGATTTTAGTAAGTTGCCTATCTCTAGAGCCGAAAAATGAATTAAATTTGTTCTGTAAATTTTCCATGGTATGAAGCTGGTATAGTATATACGGACTTTAGGCGCCGTTATTTTTATTTTTTTTTCGTAAGTGTTTTATTGAGGAGGTATTGGGGGTGCCGCTGCCGCTGGAGCTCCCGGAATTTCTCCTCCGGGAGGACCCTCACCTGGCACCATACCTTCCTCAGGAGGCATTCCTGGCATTAAACCTCCCCCACCCATCATTGGGGGAGCTTGAGCTTGTTGTTGAGCAGCCATTTCTTCTTCTTGCTTTTTAAGCTGCTCTTGTATTTCTTTAATTTCAGCATCCGAAAGGTTGAAATACGTTCTGTAGATGTAGTCATCAGAAAACAACATTAAGCCTTTAGCTGCCTGTACAATACGTAATCTCTGTTCGTCAGTTTCAAGTCTTCTTTTTAAGAACATGTCAGACGGTGGGTAGAGATTAATCTTGAAATTGTTGTACATTGTAGGAGGGAATCCCTTTAGTTGTAAATGTCTAGCAAATAGAATCTTAAGACCAGACTCAACGTCACGCTGTAAGCGCATAACGGTCTTTGAGAATTTAACGTCAAGTTGGCTGAGGTTAGCCTTACGCTCACCTGCCTGTTCTTTTTCTACGATAAAGTCTTTAGGTACTTTAAGTGCGGCTAGAAGCTTGTCTCTGAAATATTTAACATCATCTACATCCCCTAGGTTTTGTGCTCCGGGAAGTGTCTCTACTTTTGTACCTTGTCCGTTTCTTGTAGGGATGAAGAAATCCTCATCTGCTGAGAGAGGGTTATATCTTTCATCAATAGAACCTGTATCTGGATTCCAAAACTTTTCTTTCTTGAATTTCTGCTTGATACGCTCCATAAAGTTTTCAACCTTACTCTGAGGAATGGAACCCGTCTCAATATAAAAAGCCCTTCAGGAGCCCTCTGCAATCTGTAGATTAACATTGCATCCTCCATCATTTTTAAAGAGTTCCAGGCTTGTACAGCAGGAGCTAGCACAGGTTTTCCGTAAGGGTAATAATTGGCATCAGATGTATGCCGTCTAAAGTGAATTATTTGGTTTTTATCAAGAGTTATAATTCTTCCGTTATTTGTTCCTCCTCCCAAACCGACGCTGTCCATAGGTGGTCTGCCCGCAACATTGTCCCCGGGTCGTGGTATCTCTTGATAGAACTTTTTAAGGTATCCGTACGTGTCTTCTACTCTGTAGATGAAATTAGGATTTAGTATTTTTAATCGCTGAATGCCTGCTGAAGAGTTGTTTAGGTCTACAATATTTTCTACAAAGCAATCTCCGTACTTTGTTACGTTTCTAACTATATCCCAAATATGTGTTTCTAAATCGACCTTATCTATAAATTTCTCCAAGGCGTCTTTTACTATCTTATCTTCTGTATCAACTACAAATGGGGTGTTGTCTTCGTTCTTTAATGTGGAATCGTCTGAGTAAATATCCAGTGCAGCTCCGATTTCCGGATAATCATCCATAAGCTCATATTTTCTGTAGCGACCCCTTCTGCTGTGTTCTACCCTTGGTAGTTTTAAAAATCCTTTAGATACTCCGATTCCTTGACCTCCGGATTCTCCGGCGGACGGCATCAAATCTCCGCCTTTTGCATCTTGAGCATCACCAGTCAATGGTGGCTGCATTCTAGGTCTTCCCTTTTTACGGCGTCCAAAGACTTTACTAAAAAATGCAAAAAATCTACCATTGCCGAAAGAGTCCCCACCGA